TTATCGGCGGTTCTTGGAACATGTCGAAAACACTCACGATGCCCGCAGTCATTAGTGGCAAATACCGCGCAGGTACTCAGACGGAGTATGACTCCTATCCGATATCTGCGTGGTCTGCTACTAATGCTCCTGCGGTCATAGCCAATGCGACAGTGAATACTCTGCTTGCGAGAAGCAATCCGAGTAAACCTCATGTATCCCTCCCAAATTTCTTTGCTGAACTAGGTGATATACCTAGGCTTATCAAAGATCGGGGTGGATCTCTGTTAAAGAAGCAGGCTAAAGGCAACCTCAATCTTGAGTTTGGCTGGAACCTTCTCTTTTCTGACCTTATCAAACTTAACACATTTGGAAAGGCAGTTGACAGACGCATTGACCACTTGTCTCATATGTACAAGCGTGGGGGCAGTCATGCCCTAGGTGGCGGCGCAGGAAACATCTCGAATGTTCGCGACAATCCGGTTAGCCTCACTCCCTATACGGTTGTGAGGAACCATGTCGGTCATTCGCATACTTGGATTAGCTACTCTTGGATCCCTGTTGGGGATCTTAGGGATAGTTATCCTACATATGATGGTTATCGAGCTAAAGTCCTTAGGGACATGCTCGGTTTGTATCCTAACGTCGGCATCTTATGGGATGCGATTCCCTGGTCTTGGCTTATAGATTGGTTTTCGGACATAGGCGATAGCTTATGGGCGTCTGCCAATAATTTGGGCTTCATTCCAGGGAGATGTTACCAGATGACGGAATCGTCTGCGGAAACGATAGAGACTATCGTTCCGAAGGCTGGGTTTACAGGAGGCATAACTCCCGCTTCTTATAAGCGGTTGTCTAAGTCTCGTGTAGTCCTCGTTCCTGGTATTGCCACAGCCAATGTGCCTATTCTCTCGAATAAGCAAATTGGTATCCTTGCTTCACTCGCGGTTCTCCGTGTGTGATGATCACCTCGAAAGGCAAATCATGCTTACGGATCCACAGACACTGACCGTCAATGCGGTGGCAAAGAATTGCCCTCGCATTAAGGAACAAAACGGAACTTCGACTTATCGATTGAGAACATCACTCGATGAACTCGTCCTCAACATTTCTCACAACGTCGGTAAGATTACCGGCGG